CCTGAAGACGTTAAGAAGCTTCTGTCTCTCGAACTTACTGGCATCTGGATCAACGAAGCGCGAGAGATTCCTAAGAGTATTATCGATGCCTGCACGATGCGTGTTGGCCGCTACCCTTCTATGCGTGATGGTGGTCCTTCTTGGACTGGCGTTATTGCCGATACCAACGCGCCTGAAGAGGATCATTGGTGGCCCATCATGGCTGGTGAGGTTCCAATCCCGGATCACATCCCAAGGGAGCAAGCCAAGATGCTGGTGAAGCCAGACAACTGGCGCTTCTTTACTCAGCCTTCTGGGATGGTTGAGGTTAGGAATGATGCGGGCGAGATCGACAAGTATGAGCCGAACCCGCGCGCAGAGAACCGCAAGAACATGATGCAGTCGTATTACCCGAACTTGATTCAGGGTAAGACGAAGAGCTGGATTGATGTCTACGTGATGAACAAGCTTGGCACCATTCAGGAGGGCAAGCCTGTGTATCCCATGTTTGCGCCGGATGTTCACGTTGCACAGGAAGAGATACCTGTTGCCGCTGGCCTGCCTGTCTATGTTGGCTTGGACTTTGGCCTTACTCCTTCTGCGGCTATTGGTCAGAAGGTTAGGGGTAGGTGGCTGATTCAGTCCGAGATCGTGGCAGTGGATATGGGCATCGTCAGGTTCGCTGAGGTGCTGAGAAACGAACTGGCTTCTCGTTTCGCTGCGGCTAACGAGGTTATCATCTATGGTGATCCGGCTGGTGACTTCAGAGCGCAGACCGATGAATCTACACCGTTTCACATCCTGAGGGGCGCTGGGCTTAGAGCTTTCCCCGCGCCTTCCAACTCTGTCGATCTGCGGCTTGAGGCTGTCTCTTCTCAGCTAAACAAGATGACCGAAGGCAAGCCTGCGTTTCTCATTGATCGTAGGTGTTCTATGCTCATCAAGGGCTTTGAGGGTGGCTACTCCTACAAACGCATAGAAGTGTCCGGCGAGAGATACGCGGACAAGCCGGACAAGAACATGTACAGCCACGTCCATGACGCCTTGCAGTATCTTCTTCTCGGCGCAGGCGAGGGACGAGCCTTGATGAATACACAGAAGCCAGCGCAGGTAACTGTGGCCAAGCGCGACTTCAATGTGTTTGACAAGCAGGCTAAGCAGAAGCGAAGACAGGGACTGTGGGCTAGACTTTAATTGTGCGTTGCTCTTGTTAAAGGTTGGTGCGCACAAAGCTGAAAACGAGGAGGCATACCATGTGCTTTGGACCAAGCAGTGCTGAGAAAGCTGCGGCAGCAGAAGCCCAGCGAGTTCAGGCGGAAGCAGCAGCAGCGGCTCAGCGTGAAGCTGATGAAGCTCAGCGCGCAGAAGCTGAAGAGAAGGCGCGTCAGAAGGCGTCTGATATCTCTTCTGCAATCTCTTCTAGGACGACTCGTCGCGGTGCAAGCGGTGGCTCTGGCCGTCGCTCTCTGTTCTCTGCGGCTACTGGGCAGGGCTTCCTCGGCAGGTTCTCCTGATGAAAGACCCTTTGGCCACGAAATACCTTGAGCGTTATCGCAAGGCGAAAGCCTTTCGCGAGAACTGGGTTCCGCTGTTCGAGGAGTGCTATGAGTATGCTCTTCCCCAGCGTGAGTCGTTTTACTACGAGGAAGCTGGCCAAAGGCGCGACGACAAAATCTTCGATGAAACCGCAGTTGTTGGCGTTCAGGAGTTTGCCTCTCGCCTTCAGAGCGGGCTGGTTCCTAACTTTGCGCGCTGGGCTGATCTGGTTGCTGGCTCTGAGGTGGCACCAGAAGAGCGGGATCAGGTCGATAACGACCTTGATGAAGTAACCGAATACGTCTTCGAGATCATTCAGAGTTCCAACTTCAACCAAGAAGTCCATGAGTCCTTCATGGATTTGGCGGTTGGCACTGGCATTCTGGCTGTTGAAGAAGGCGACTCGGTTAATCCTGTGATCTTCTCAGCAATCCCGCTGCCGCATGTGGTTCTCGACACTGGTCCCGATGATCGGATCGACCATGTGTTCCGTGAACGTAAGAAGATCAGGTTTGCCGACCTAGAGATTCTCTACCCCAAAGGGACGTTTAGCGACCAAGTTAAGTCGCGAATGAGCGGTGACGGCACGACGACTGTGCTTGAAGTGGTCTGCCGTGACTACTCCATCAAGAACGAAGAAGCCTACTATCACTATGCAATCTGCATGGAGACAGAGACGGTTCTTCATAAGAAGCAGATGAAGGGCGTCGGCTCCAATCCCTTTGTTTGCTTCCGCTGGTCTAAGTGCGCTGGTGAAGTCTATGGGCGCGGCCCGCTTCTCAACGCTCTCTCTGCAATCAAGACCACCAACCTGACCATTGAGTTAATCCTTGAGAACGCTCAGATGTCGATCAGTGGTATTTATCAGATGGAAGATGATGGGGTGATTAACCCTGACACCATTCGTCTGGTTCCCGGCACGATCATCCCCAAGGCCATGGGAAGCCAAGGCCTACAGCCAATCAATGCGGCTGGTCGCTTTGACGTTGCCCAACTGATTCTCAGCGACATGCGGCTGAACATTAAGCGCGCACTCTACAACGACATGCTTGGCAACCCGGATCGGACTCCGGCCACCGCCACTGAAGTTGCAGAGCGAATGGCTGATCTGTCTCGCCGCATTGGTTCTGCGTTTGGCCGACTGCAAGCGGAGTTGGTACAGCCTGTTCTTCAGCGTGTGATCTACATTCTGAAAAAGCAGGGACGCATCACGGTCCCCACGATCAATGGCCGTGAGGTTAAGATCAGGTCTGTGTCTCCGCTGGCGCAGGCGCAGGCCAACCAAGACATCTCTAACGTGGCGCGTTACCTCCAACTCGTTGGTGGAACCTTCGGCCCTGAGATGCTTCAGATGCTTATCGACTCTGAAAAGACGGCCATTCATCTTGCCAAGAAGTTTGGGGTTCCTGAAAGCTTGATCCGCGATGAGGAACAGCGTAAGCAAATAGCTGCAATTGCGCAGCAGCTTGCGCAGCAACAAGCGGGGATGCAAGTTGGCGGGCCAGTCCAAGCTTAACATTGGCGTTGATGGCATTCCGCGAAACCATGCGGAAGAAACGAAGATAAGTCAGAACATAGCGGAGGTCTTCTCCAGCCCTACTGGAAAAGAAGTCCTCCGCTACCTTCGGTCAATTACCATCGAAATGGTAAGTGGACCGAATATCAGCACAGAAGAACTGCGACATCTTGAAGGCCAGAGGTATCTCGTTGGCCTTCTTGAGCGTCGTATTGCCCATGCACATAGGAGTAAATCATGAGCGAATCTCTCTTGAGCCAAGGCGGTTCTGAACCCACTGCGCCTCAGCAATCCGCTGCACCTGTAGATACCAACACACAGACCGCTGCCCCTTCTCAGCGCCCCGAATGGCTCCCTGAGAAATACAAGTCTCCCGAAGACTTGGCCAAGGCTTACAAAGAACTTGAGAGCAAGCTTGGCACCCGCGACGAAGACCTGCGCAATAAGGTGATTGAAGAACTGCAAGCTGAAGCCTTCAAGGATCGGCCTGCAACTTCTGGCGAATACAAACTGCCCGACTTCGTGAATGAAGAAGAGGCAGTGAACAGCGACCTTCTGAAGTGGTGGGCAGATCAGGCCTTTGAGAACGGCTACTCGCAGGATGAGTTTGAGGCTGGCATCAAGGCCTACATGGATGCAATGCCTGCCGCGCCTGACTTGAATGCAGAGCGTGGCAAGCTTGGTGACAGTGCCAATCAGCGCATCGAAGCTGCCTCTATGTTTGCCAACAAGTTCTTCCCAGCAGAGACTCTCCCAGCCATTGAGCGCCTTTGCGAGACTGCTGAAGGCATCATGGCGCTTGAGACGATCATGGATGCGCTGAAGGATGGAAGCTTCTCTCAGACGGCAAATCCTGCTGGTGGCGTGACCGAAGCTGACCTGAAGGAGATGATGCGAGACGAGCGTTACTGGAACCCGACCCATCGCGATCCCAACTTCGTGAAGCAGGTGGAGCAGGGCTTTAAGAAAATCTATGGCTAAGCCGTTCATAGAAGAACGCGGCCTTCGCCTTGTGGAGTTTCAGCGGCACCACATCGAACCCTTTGTGCGTGACCTTAGTCCTGAGAACCTCAGAGAGTTTGAATCTCTCTATGGCATCTCGCCCACTGAGGCCTTGGAGGGAGTTGTTGGGGAGCCACTGATCTTCACCGTTGAGAAAGAAGAAAGGCCAGTTGCTGTAACTGGCCTTGTTCTTCACTCAGACCATGCACTGATGTGGTCTTTGTTCAGCAAAGAGCTTCGCAAGAGTTGGATCAGCTTTGCCAGAGCCTCTCGAAAACTCATTGAGTTCTACCATACCCTGCATCCAGAGCTTCGCTCAGAGGTCTGGACTGAGAACGAAATGATCCATCAGTGGCTTCTGCATCTTGGTTTCTTGCCACAAGATGCTATTGAACTGCCAAACGGACACACGGTCGTTCGTTTTGTGCGTTGCAGTCATGAATCAAAATCTGTTCAGACTGCATTATCACGGCCCGTGCTGCACTGAGAGGCCCGCAAGGATACCCTCTATGAAGTGAGAAGGCGGATACCCGTCAGACCGCAACTTCAACATGGACCTTGAAAATGGCTGCTAATACTATCGACCAAGCCTTCATCAGGCAGTTCGAGACTGAAGTTCACATGGCCTACCAGCGTATGGGTTCCAAGCTTCGGAACACTGTTCGCACGACCAATGTGACGGGTTCGTCTGCTCGATTCCAGCGTATCGGTGCGGGTTCCGCATCGACCAAATCCCGCAATGGTATGGTGACTCCGATGGAGCTTGCCCACACCTTTGTCGAAGCAACCGTGGCGGACTTCTATGCTGCGGAATACATCGACAAGCTGGATGAGCTGAAGATCAACATCAACGAGCGTCAAGCTGTGGCCCAATCGGCTGCTGCTGCCCTTGGCCGTAAGACTGACGAAATCATCGTTACGGCTCTGGACGCTGGCGCAAGTGCAACGCAAGTCAACTCGGCTGCTGCTGCGCTTGACAAGGCTGACATGCTTCAGACCTTCGAACTCTTCGGCATGGCTGACATTCCCGAAGATGGTCAGCGTTACATCGCTATGCATCCGAAGGGCTTTGCGGACCTCTTCAACATCAACGAGTTTGCCTCGTCTGATTATGTTGGGCCGCAGAACCTTCCGTTTGCTGGCGGCATGACGATGAAAGAGTTCCTCGGCTTCAAGATTTTCTCGACCTCGGCGGTTACGGCTGGCAAGAACTTTGCCTACCACACCTCCGCTATCGGTCTTGCCATCAACGCTGATGTGCAAACGGAAATCAACTACGTTGCGGAGAAGGTCTCTCACCTTGCCACGTCGATGATGTCGATGGGTGCCATTGCTATCGATGCAAATGGTATCTACGAACTCCTCGACAACAACTGATAAGGAGAATCAGATATGCCTTTTCTTGCTTCTGGTCTGACTCGCCTCGCTGGCGCTTCGGGTGTCAATCTGTGGCACTACACCACGACTGACACCATCGCTGACGTGAACACGGCTGGCTACTTCAACTCGGCTGCAAACATGATGAACATCAACGATGTCATCATTGCTGTCACGTCGAGCGGTGGCACCCCCGTGGTCAGCCATACCTACGTCAACTCCAACACTGGTACTGTTGTTGACGTTGTGGACGGCGTGGCAATCACTGCCACCGACTCCGACTAAGAAAAGGGTGGGGGGCTTCGGCCCCCCAACTACTCATGCCCGCTAACACCCCGATCAAAATCTGCTCCCGCGCATCCGTCCTCATGGGCGGTTCTCCTATTGCATCCTTTGAGGATGGAACTGTTGAGTCTGATGTTTGCGATGCAATGTATGAGGATGTGGCTAGGGCTTCCCTGACCAATACTCGTTGGCGATTCGCTACGAACCAATCCGTCCTGTCTCGGATTGTGTCTCCGCCAACTGGCCGCTTCGATGCTGCTTATCAGCTTCCAGCTTCTATGCTGATGATGAATGCCATCACTGTGAATGATCTGCCGATTGAGTATGACATCTACGGCGACAAGGCATTCTGCAATGCAGTCGATACAGATGTAGTGATTGCTGATTACATCTTCCGCGCTAGCGAAGGTAACTGGCCTCCTTACTTCACCATTGCTGTGGAGTTTGCGATGGCTGGTGTCTTGGCAATCTCAGTCGCTCGTGATGCTCAGCTTGCTAGCCTCATGGAGCAGAAGGCTAACCTTTACATGATGCAGGCGCGTCGTCTGGACTCTCAGCAGCAGACTACCCGCAAGCTCAACACTTCGAGGTTCATTGCGCAAAGGCGTAGCTGATGCAGAAGATTCGCGTTCCCATCAACAGCTTTCAGTATGGTGAGGTGAGTCGTTCTGCAATGATGCGGACTGACAGCCCAATCTATACTGCTTCTGCACAAAGCCTGAAGAACATGGTTGTGATGTCAGAGGGCAGCGCCAAGAAGCGCCCTGCGATGAAGCATCACTATCGCTTTGAAGACATCACCCAAGATACGAACAAGACGTTTCAGTCGCGTCTTGTTCACTTCGTATTCTCCGACGATGAGAAGTATCTGATCTCTATTGAGCATCAGAAGGTGCGCTGCTTCCGTGTTAACAATGGCACTGTGAGTTTGGTGTCAACTCTGACTCAGGACACCAATGCAAACGCCCTGCCGTTTGATGATGACTACATCCATCAATACACCCATGCCCAGTATGGTGATGTGCTGTTCATCTGCCATCCTCTGTTCATGCCGAGGATGTTGATCCGCACCAGCCTTACCAGCTTCCAGATCACGCCTTACGCCTTCGATGTTCGGACTGATAGCTCCGAAACCTACCAGCCTTACAGCCTCTTCCATGGCCACGGCGTTACGCTTGATCCTAGTGCCTCGACTGGCACTGGGATTACGCTGACTACCAGCGAAGCATACTTTGACACTACTGGCACTCAGGTTGCTGGCAACTATCCCAACTCTCTGCATGTTGGGGTAGTTCTTCGCTATGGCGAAACTGAGATTGAGATCACCAGCGTTCAGTCTTCTACGCAGGCAACTGGCGATATCGTTGGAACGCTTCGTCAGCGCCTTACCGTTCTAAACCCTCTGCGGACCATTGATACCAGCACCACTGTTGAAGTGACTCACATCAAGCATGGTTTTGCTGGCGGTGAGTCTATCACCATCGAAGGTGCTGCTGCGGTTGGTGGCATTAACGCTGCTCAGATTAACGGCTCTCGGACCATCGGCACAATCATCGATGAGAATACCTACACTATCACTGCTGGGGCCGCTGCTAACCTAGCAGAAGATGGCGGCGGTCTGGTTAAGATCGTGACTCATGCCCCTACCGATCAGTGGGATGAACAATCCTTCTCGGCAAAGCGTGGATATCCTGCGGCTGTCTGCTTCCATGAGAACCGTTTGGTGTTTGGTGGAAGCATTGATGAGCCTGATGCTCTTTGGTTCAGCCAGATTGGGTCGTTTTTTAACTTTGACACCAACAATGCGGCAGACAACGAGTCGTTCAACCTTGTTGCCGCTACTGGTGACGTGAACGAAATCAGGTATCTGATCTCTAGTCGTGACCTGCAAATCTTCACTGACTCCTCAGAACTCTACGTCCCTGCCTTCCTTAACCAAGCGTTGACCCCAACCAATGCTCAGATCAGGAAGCAGACGCCCTATGGCACTGTGTTTGTTGAGCCGATTCCAATGGATGGCGCGACGATCTTTGTTCAAACTGGCGGCAACGTAGCGCGGGAATACATCTACACTGACTCTGAAGATGCCTACACTTCGACCGCAATCTCCACGATTGCCTCGCATCTTCTTCGCAATCCCATCGACATGGATGTGGTTCACGGTGCTTTTGAGGAAGCTGAGTCCTACGCTGTAATCCTGAATAGCGATGGCAAGGCTTCTCTCTTTGGCTCTAACCGTGCTGAGAAACGTGCTGGCTGGACCAACTGGGAGGCTGGCTCTGGTCGCTTTGGCTCTATCTGTGGCATTGATGATCGACTGTTTGCCACGGTCTGGATCAACAACAAGCTTCGCCTTTGCGAGTTCACTGGCGACTATGGCCTAGATGGATATGTGTCTGGCGCTGGCCCGACTATCTCCATGACTAACATCTTCGACAATGGCGACACGGTTCACATCGTTGGTGCAGCGACCACCACTGGCCGCTTGGACTACCTTGGGACTCAGGTCGTTGCTAGCAATCAGGTCGATGTATCCAGCTTTTCTGGCTATTCGACCTATTACATTGGCATTCCCTTCACCATCGAACTGAAAACCAACCCTATCGATGCTTCTGTTGGGAATGGTCCAGTTACTGGGGATATCCGTGGTATCTCTGCGGCAATCCTTGATCTCAAAGATACTCGCTCTGCCAGTGTGAATGGTCGCCCACTCATCACCACCTTGCCCGTTACTGGCAAGAAAGAGTTTCGGCTTAACGGCTATGGCCGTGACCCGCAGATCACCATCACCCAGAACCATCCCCTGCCAATTCAAGTGAATGGCCTCATCGCGGAGTTGATAGTCTGATGGCGCTCCCACTTCTTTTCTTGGCATCTACAGCGATATCTGCTGGCGCTCAGGTTGCTGGTGGAATTGGCGCTGCGCGCACGGCTAAGTTCAACGCTTGGCAGGCTGAGTTTGCTGGTCGCCTTGAAGGCTTCAACATTGAAACAGAGCGCAAGATGATGCTTGCGGAAGCTGCTCAGAATCACAACGACCGCCTTCAACTCTACCGAGAGAACCTCTCTGCTAACATTGCGTCTTTTGCTGCTGCTGGCCGAGACATTGGTGGACAGGATAGAACCGTTGCTGCCTTCCTTGAGCGCCAGAAAGAAGTTGCCGCTGGTGACGTGACCCGCTCTGACTTCATGGCCCAGCTTCAATCCACAAGGATGATGGCTGAAGCTGCGACCGCACGGGCTGGTGGCCAACAACGCGCATCTGCAATTAGGGCTGAAGGTAAAGCTGCTGCTGTCGGCGCTGCTGTTAGTGCATTCACCACGATTGCTGGTGGTCTCTATCAATACAATCTTATCCGAGCGAGGGCTTGATGCCTGTCATCAGAGAGAAGAAGCAGTTCGGGATTGGACCCATTGGGGTTGCGCGCGTTCAGCAACCTATCCCCGGAAGCAACGCCGCAGGTACTATAGCGCAGGCAGTTCAGCAATCTGCTGACCAGATGGCTGACATGTTCTTTCGTGCTGGCGCAGCAAGGGCTGAGAAGATCGGCACTGAGAAAGCGCAGATGCAGGCCAATGAAGCTATCATGCTCATTGACCCTGCCACTGGCGCACCGAAGGCTTACCAGCCACCTCCCGGTCTTGGGCAGATCGCTCAAGAAGCATATCAGCGTGTAGTTCAGTCCCGCTTTCAGGCTTCGATTGAGAGTGAGATCAAGCTGAAGGCGCAAGAGTTTGCACTGAAGTATGATGGATCAGTTGATCGCTACTCTGCCGCAATGAGCGAATACATCGGGGCGATGGCTCAGAACGCTGATGGCATCTTCAAGGCTTACATCGTGGACGTTGGCACCAGCTATCTTAATGCCACTCGCGGTGCTATGGCTCTGGACCAGAT